GCGGCCCTCTTCTTCGTTGCCCAGGGGCTCGCCGGCGTAATACTCAGCTGCCTCTGCGCGCACTGGCGAAATAGTGTTGTCGATGAAGTCCACGGCATCTTCGATGGCAAGCGTGATTGCGGCCTGGATCTCTTCGTCGCCCATGCCCATGTCTTCTTCAATGAATTCTTCGTCGTATAGTTCTGCCATCGTTATATTCCGTAAGGTGCCAATAAGCCGCCAAATGCCTCAAACGGCGCACGAAAAGAAGCGCGCTCAGCTGGGTCTTCCATGTACTGCTGGTCTAGCAGGCCGCGCATCGCAGGCGTGCTCATCATGGAATTTGGGTTTTGCGTCGGCGGTAGTTGTTGGTTTTGAATAAAACTATCCATTTGCTGGCCGTAGCCCTGCGGAGACGCGATCGCGGCCCGTGGATCTGGTGCGGCCATGCCTTGCACGAACGTGTCTATGCCGCTCAACAAGCCAGATACGAAGCCCTGGCCTGCTTCTGCAGCGCGCGGTAAGACTTGGCTTTGCGCTTCTGCTGCAAGCAGTCCGCTTGGCGGGTTGTCGCGGCGATACTTTCTGCCGCCGGCACGGCGGGCATCAATCTCGTTTTGTATGTCTATGTCTTCAGGCGGTATCGCCATCGCATTGCCAGAAGACGTAGCAGCTGCGATTGCGGCAGCACGGCCCATCTTCTTTTTGTCTTCAAGATATTTCATGACGCCGTCTAGCCACTGCTGATCGGCTTTCTGGGCGTCTCCGCCCATCAACACGGCACCAACACGCTCTTGCGCGTTAAGAGGCTCGCCAAAGCGTTTTGAGCTCTCTTTCGTTATTACCTTGTCGCCAGTGGCTCTGAATAGGTCTGGAAACATGACTTGCAGCGGAACGCTTTCCTCGAGCCCGCCGGCATAGATGCCAGGGATGCCGTGCGAGTAGGTGTCGTGGTAAGCGTTATCAAGTAGATTATCGCCAGGCATACCCCTGATTGTACTGAAGCCACTGTCGCCTCTTTCGAGCCCGCGTAGCTCTGGCTCCGTCAAGGCGCGCACTGTGTCTTCGTAGTTGGGAAAGCCTTTGTTGCCGTATTCTTTTTTAAGCGACATTCTGCCGACAACCAATTTGCGTAGATCAGACGAAGAAATTGCTTTGCCGTTTTCTTTGGTTGCAGGCAATTGGCCTTTTAGTTGTGCTAATCCTTCAGCGGTTTCAACGCCAGCAAAGTCAGGCACAGAGCCGCGAATGTCTTTGTTAAAACGGGCGATCTCTTTCTTCGGCAGTTGCAATGCTGGCAATTGGCGCACCATCGCTTCAGCAACCATTGTGTTGAAGTTCATTGCCTCGTCACCCATGCGCGCATACACGCCGCGCACGTCGTCGCCTAACAAGCCCGCCCTGGTAATCTGGTTTTGCTTTGTTTGGGCCGCGTCACGCATCGACGCCCAACCCAACAAGTTGTTGCCATACGAATTCATCAGCGGGTAGTTAGGGCCGCCTTGAAGTTGAATTGGCGCGTCTAGCGGCACGCCTTCGACATTGTCTAAAATCCCACCGGCAATACTGGCGTCGCCCTGTATCGGCACCAGCATTTCGCCCTGCATAGATTCAGGCGTGATGATATCGCGCGACATGACGTCTACGTCTGGTGACGCGCCAGGCGTCATGCGCATACGTTCGCGCCGACCAAATGCCGTGCGATCAGCGGCTATTTCCCCCAGGTACTTGTTAACGGAATTGAGCTCGCTCTTGCTGACTTCTTCGCCACGCAACACTTTGTCCATCGAGGCACGCAAGACCGGCGACAATGAGGCTGTGAGAATTCCGGCTTCAGCGTCTTGTGGCGCTGCTGCTGCGGTCATAGCGGCTAAAGGTATTCCGTATTTCCTAGCAACCGTTATGTATTGGTCGTCAAAAATAACGTAATTACTGGTTTTTTTTGCGTCACCGTCTTTACGTTTACGACTTTTTCCATCTGGATATTTAACCCCTTTGATACCAGCGCTGTTCAAAGTTGCAGCCGCAAAATCAGGGCCGTCGTCTTCGAGATAGCGAAGCAACTCCATGCCATAAGGGTTGTCTCGAGTGTTGAGATTTAGGTTTTCCGATACAGTCTCAAACCAATCAGTTGCTTCTAACTTTGCTTGCACCGCAGGAGACTGCTCATCAAGCGGCGCAAAAAGGTCCAGCAACTCGTCGTCAGTTGCGTTAATGCGAACCTGATACATGCTGCCTTTCATGTCGTTTTGATAACGAGATACAGCGTCCGCAATTTTTGACCTTGGGACAGACCTAAACTCAATGCTGGCACCTTGAATTATGTCGGCAATTTGCGTCGGAGATAGGTCGGGCGAAAGATTTGCTGCGTCGTATATGACAGAAGAAAAAGTCCGTAGCGACTCGTCGCTTAAACTGTCTTCGATCCCCGCGTCTCTTAACGATCTTTCTTTATCGACGTTTTTATGTCGCAGTGCGTTGCGATATTCTGCAGCGACGCTTTCATCGCCGGCAAAATACAATCCGCGCCCATAGGCTTGGTTACCCTCGCCAGAACCAATAGCGTCTATGCTGAATTTGTCAAAAGAATATGGAGAACCGTGGTAGCCAAGGATGCCTTGGTTCGCAGCTGCGTCTGCAGCATCAGCCGCGCGCAAGCTCGCTAAGGTCGCGTCATCAATCAGACCGCCAGCTAGCGACGTTAGGCCGTCCAGCTTTGCCAACTACTTAGCCTTCTTGCTTGGCTTCTTCGTAGGGGCTTTCTTATAGAGCATCTTGGCGATCTCATTGGCAGCGTCTTGCACGCCGCCTGGGCCACGTCGATAGGTCTTTTGGTCTGTATGCGCCACTCGAGCCCCCATATATGCCGATTTCATGGGGGTTAATTTTACCAGTTAGGTAATTGACAGCCCTCGCCTGAGCGGTTTCTGCCAGCTGCTAGCCGCGCTCATCACGCCGCTGAGCGTCATCGCGTCACTGGCGAACGTGAGGCACAAAGAGTCAGCCAAGTCAGGCGAGCGCAGCCCGCGCTTACGCATCTGGTCTTTGCTTTCCAGCTGCATCTTGCCGGAGCTCGTGAACTTGTACTTGGCGCTAACGAGCTCCGCGAGCAGATCGTCGTCTTGGGGCAGCGACACGTCACGGGCCTCGAGCCAGGCTTTCACCTTGAACCAGAGCTCAGCGCGCAGGTTGATGTAAGTCGCCTTGGAGCTCGGGCTCTCGCTGGTGTTGATGCCTACCGCCGGCAGGCCGAGCTCACGCAGGCGGTCGCACACACCACCGCCAAGGCCAATCGAGTCCACGTTGATCTGCACCGGCTGCGTTCGCGGCTGCTGGCTTTCATACTCGGCAACCACGGCGCCGCACAGCTGCATCAAGTCCAAGCCCTGCCAGGTCTGGATGCCCATGAGCTCGCGCCCTCGGCGCTTACAAAGGGCGCTGCGGTCAGAGCCAAAGCGGCTGACGTCCAAGCCCCACACGATCGGCTCGTCTTCCGTGATAACAACCTCGCGCCGCTGAGCGCTTTCAACGAGCTCGAGCGGAATCGCCGTGTCGTCGTCGCGCTGCGGAAACTCGCCAAGCACGCGCACGCGAAAGGCATTGCTCTCTTCGCCAAAGCGCGCAGCCATCTCACTTACATAATCTTCGCTCACCCTGGGCGAGTCGATGCAGCTGACCTTGCGCGTCCACCAATCACCCGCCATGCGGTGGTGCGTGTCAAAGAAGAAGCCAGAGCTCCTGGTCGGGTTGCCGAGCAGAACAGTCGTTGCGTGCTCGCCAGACATCGAGCCAGCTGCGGCCTCAAAAACCGCCTCGGGGATACCGGAGGCTTCGTCGCACACCAACATCACGTTGTCCGAGTGAACGCCCTGCAGCGCTTCTGGCGTTTCGGCCCTGGATGTTCGGCATGAAATAAACGCCTCGCTCGGCGCTGCCTTCAGGCTCACGCGGTCGCTCTTCACTTCCAATAGCTCTTTGATCGCCACAGGGCATTCGTTGATCCAGCGCTTGAGCTCGGCAAATAGCGCGTCGAACAGCTGCGCGGAGGTCGGCGCCGTTACGACGACTTTGACGGGATATCGCGTCAGCAAAAAGTGCAGCATCGCCCACGAGCTCGCCGTGGATTTGCCGGTGCCGTGGCCAGAGCGCACGCTGATTTTCCGCTCGCCAGATGCTATGGCATTGAGGAATTCTTTTTGCCAGGCGTCGGGCGACTGCTTGAGCACTTGCTCAACAAAAGCGACGGGATCGTTACGAAAGCGCTTAACAAACGCCACATATGGGTTTTCAGGCATGCCATATTCTACCGTGTTTGTATGCGGTAAAAGGGTCAGAGGGTTTTCCCGCACAAAAAAAAGCCCGCGTTAGCGGGCTGGTGGGTATGCAGCTGCTAGTTTTTCAACTCGTCGGGTCTAACCGCTTTAGCAGTTGCTCGTGCGATCTGCTTCAATGCTTCGAGCTCTAAAGCCTCGTAAAGTTCTGGGCTGCGCTCTTTCAAGATCGCAATCATTTGCTCACTTTTCTTTTTATAAACGACTCGGCTTTTTGGCATTTTTTTCAATTGCTTATCAATTAGCTCAACTTTGTTGGCTGCTGTAAGCACTGAACCGAGCTCTTGAGCCGTAAAGCGCCTTATCCTTTTTAATTTTTTCAGAGTCCTAACGTCGTGAGTTGCGCTATTTGGAACTTGCAAACTGACAAGTGTGATCCTCTTATCAATGTTGTGTTTGCGTCGAAAGTCCGCAATTTTCTGCTGTAGCTCTACTTTTTGAACGATTAGCGCCTCACGGTTGTAATCTGTTTCAAGGATGTGCAGCCCAAGGTCGACGTACCCCCGCCGTGACCCGTGGGTCGAATACTGGGATGTGCGTTCCATAAAGTCGGATGCTTTTGAGTTGTTTAGACTATGTGCCATAGCTCATGCCTGCTCCTTCAGCCTATCGGCGATGCTTACCAGTATGTCGGCTAAGCCAACAGCTGATATGTACCTGTGGTTCTTGCCATTGGGACTGATGTCCGGCGCTCGCTCTGCGTCGGCGGCGATGGCCTCGAGAAGCATCGCCATCTGCCGGTTGTTGAGCTCTGATGCGTGTTTGACGTGCCAGGGGGCTGGTAGTTGTGTTGTCACTTTCATACTGCCTCCGGCCGCTTACGCGGCCTCTGTTCTGTTGTTTGCCTCGTCGCGCAGTCGGCCTAGCAGCCTCATACAAGCATCTGCGTGGCTGCTGGCGATGTTCTTAACATCATCGTTGTCTGCCAGATTTGCTCGCTTGTCGAAGCCGTCCTCGGCGCGTAGCGTCAATTGGCGGATGACTTCAATCTGCTCGTCGGTCAGGTTGCTCACATCCATGTCCGCAATCCGGTTAGCTGGGTTAGGCTTCCCGACCTTAACCACACCGTCCGTGATGCGACCCTTGTTCGTTGGCGTACCGTTAAGCGGTGGAAAGGCACGCTCGCCTTCTTCAAAGTCTCTCTCGACACCATCGAAGACTACCCGCGTTGCTTTGATGTCAAATCTCATGCAGCCCTCTACTTTGGTGAAGCCCTCTACGATGCCTTCCACGAAGCAGGCGTCTGGGCCTTCGATGTCGCGGTGCGTTGGGAAGTCAAAGCTGCGTACCTTGTCGCCAATGTTAATGTCGTTAGTCATGTCGTCGTTCTCCGTTGTTATGGCCCTAATTATACCGATATTGTTCTATCTGTCACCTTTTTGGTGACAATAATATGCGATAAATATGAGAAAATTAGAGCTCACCAATCACCACATATGGAGCTCCCATGTACGGATCACACTCAAAAACCATGAAAGCCATGAAAGGCAAGCGATCAGCAACCAAAGAAGCGCGCAACGCACGCATGGCTGCCGGCACGAACATGCCCGTCGTTAAGCCACCCTACCCACCACGCTAGCCGTGGCCACACCACGCAAGGGCAAGGCCCGTGTGAAAGTGACGGCCAGTGGTAAACGTGTTTCGTATGGCCAGGCGGGCAAGGCCAAAGACGGCTCGCGGCGCGTGCAGCCGTCCAGCAAGAAAGGCGACGCCTACTGCGCCAGGTCTGCCGGCCAGATGAAGAAGCACCCAAAAGCCGCCAAAAACCCCAACAGCCCGCTGCGGCTTTCGCGAAAGCGCTGGAAGTGCGCGGGCACGAAGTCTAGGAGAAAGTGATGCCAGGTAAAGGACTGTACGCAAACATCGCCGCGAAGCGGCGGCGGATCAAGGCGCAGAAAGCGGCTGGTAAAAAGCCAGAATCGATGCGCAAGCCAGGCACCAAAGGTGCGCCTACTGCCAAAGCCTTTCGCGCTGCGGCGAAGACTGCGAAGAAGGGCACTCGAAGAAAATAAAATTTTTTTTTCGGTGCGCGGAAGTCTAGTCCTCCACCCCCCACCCCCCTGCTGGTTCAAGGGGGGGGGGTCGGCCATTGTTCCACGGCCAAATCACCCTGTTTTGCGCATAACACCCATTATGTTAAATTCAGTAGACACCTAAGTCATTGATTTCATTGATCTAACAGTTTTTACGCCTGTTTTACGCCGCATTTATGCGCAAAACGCCCCTTAACCCGCCTGTTTTGACCGATTGTTCCACGGCCATTTCCTGCGCGCAAAGCCGGCTGCGCGAGCCAGTGTCTGCGAGCTAGGTTTCGTCACTCTCATGCTCGATCACGCTGTCGTTTGTGAGCTCCCGAAGCGCCGCTAAATGCTGATCACCCAGCGTGATATTCACCAACGGATCGCGCTTCTCACGCCACTGATCTGGGTTCACATTGCCGGCCAACCACTTGCGCGTGTCGATGCGCAACTTGCGAACGGTCGCGTCGTGCGCGTCCATCGTGCCATCGGCTATCTCGAGGCACTCTTCAGCCAGTGCATCAGCCCACAGCTTACGCGCCTGCATGTAGCGATCGTGCCTACCCTCGCCCTCTTCGAGCCAACGATAGAAAGCACGCCGGCCAACCTGGCACTCCTTCATCGTGTTCACGACAGTCATGCCGCCAGCAATCATGTTGAACACGGCTTCCTCGCCACGCTCTTCCAGGCTCTTGATCTGCGCTCTTATTATTGGTCTACCAGGCATCCTAGTTCGCTCCTAGTTCGTTGAGTATGTCTTCGAGCTCGCTATCCCAACCACCGGCCAGGTCTTCGAGCTCCTCACGTCGATACGCGGGCTCCACGGGCTTGCGCTCCGGCTTCGCCTTCGGCTCCGCCGGTCGCTCGACCAGCACAGTCTCCATTGTGTTCCACCTGTCTCCGCATCGCAAACACTCACGACGCCGTCTAACGCCCTCTCGCAGCTTGTCAGAGCTAATCACCCTGTTGCCGCTACTACCGCACTGCTTACACTTCATATCGCCTCACAGCCCCTCTACGGCGCTCTCAGCGCCTAGTATGTCCATGACTTGCGCTATCGCCTCGCCCTTCGTCACCATGTCAGTCGTATACCGCAGCACCCGATAGCCAAGCTCGAGCGCCTTGTTGTACTTGAAGCAGTCCGATCGAAAGCCAACGCCGCTGGTGTGTCGGCCCCCGCTCCACGTTCCGCCCTCAACCTCAATGACCAAGTCACTGCCGGTGATCACAAAGTCGAACCGAAACCTGCGACCAGGTATCAGCAGCTGCTCCCGCTCGAAGCTCACGCCCGCCGCCTGCAGCTGCGCTGCAAGCGCCTCCTCGCCCTTGCTGCCCGCCGACTGCTTCTTGGCCTTCGGTTTTGTTGTTGCCTTCTTCTTAGCCACTTGCGCCACTCATGCAGCACCACTTTTGCAGCGTCGAAAAAGTGCGCCGACAGTCAGCTGCTGGTACTAGTAAAATAGTACCGGCGCAGCACTGATCTCGGCGCTTGCGACTGCGCCAGTCTGCGCCAGTCAGAAACAGCCCACTGGCGCACCCGTTATTCATCGATTTCACCCTCGGTAAACCACCTGCCGACGACGACAAATGCCCGCATCTTGCGATGTTTGTCTGGCTTATCGACCACGCGTAACGCCCCGTTTTCGATCCAGACCTTGAGTAGTTGGCGAATCTTTGCCTTGTTGTAAGTGTCGTTGGTATCCAGATTTAGCGCTTCGCCGACTGCGATCCCGACCCAATCCTTGGCCCTTGGATTTTCTCGCCACTCGCTGCTGGCAACTCGCCGCTGCACGGCCTCCAGGTCGTTTCTGTTTAAGTCAGAGAAGACGTCCGGCCACGACCAAGGCTCACTCACGCCGACGCTGTCGCCGTTCGGGAGCTCAACGCTGACCATCTGCCGCCACGTCGAGTCGCCAGAAGGCGGGGCCAGGTTGTCTTTGCTGTCGCCCTCGCGGCTGTATCGCCAGAATTGGTCTTCATCGATGCCGGCATTACGCGCCTCTTCTGCCGTCATGCGCTGCAGGCGTCTGACATGGCGGGCTGCGTCTACTAGGGCAGAAGCGCCCCTGGCGTCGGAGACTGTCGCCTCCTGCATGCCGTTGCCCTTACGAACGTGATGCACGAGCTCGATAGAGCAATTGGCGTCGTTGGCGACCTGCGCCCAGCGTTTGACCACCATGTCGATAGCCTTGTTGTCGTTCTCGCTTAAGTGGTGCGAGCTCACGAACGGGTCAACAATGACGACGTCCACGTTCATGGCCTTTATATGGTGTGTCAGTGCGTCGGCAGCTGGCGTGAGCACGTTGGCCCCGCCGGCCTGCTCGGCAATGATGAGCGGCTCGTCTCGCCCGCTGTTAACAAGCAGCCTGTCGCCAAGGTCGTCTTGCGTGATGCCGTAGTGCTGTGCGATGCCCGCGATCCGGCGCTGCAGTTCCTCTAGTGGGTCTTCCAGGTTCCAAACCCACACTCGGCGCTCTGGCGTCTCGATGCCCATGATCGAGCGGCCCGTAGCCATCGCCACGGCCTCGGCCAGCGTGATCGCCGTCTTACCAGTGCCCCCTGGCGCTACGGTGACGGATAGAAATTTTCTGATGTAGTGCCGGCCATAGACCCACTCTCTTGGCGGTATCTTGCTGGCGTCGCCGAGTACAAAAGGCTTTGGCTCGAGCGCCACCTTCTGCGCTTCAGCGGCTTCGGCTTGCGCCTCGCGCGCTTCGCGCTGCTCCGCTGCGCTGTTGCGGGCGTGCGTTTGCGCGATGCTGTTGACGGTGCGCTCTACCTCGTCGCGATCGAGCGGCGGGCTGTTGTAAGTATTCCACTGCAGCACCTGCTCGAGCACGGCGTCAGTGCTCAGCCCTTGGCGAAACAGCCGGCCAGCTTCGGCCGCTGCTTGGTGATTGCGGTTGCCCTCGGCTTCGCCGGCCTCTTTCACATTGAAAGACAGGCCAGTATCCACCGGCCCAGGCGCCGGTTCGTTGAAGGACTTAATCTTGCGCAGGTCTGCGGCGTTTAACTTCGGCAGGCTGCCCCACCACACGTCAACGTCAGGATCGTCGTCTCGCGTATAAACGTGGCCGCTTTCGTGGATGCTCCCTGGCGCAATCACACAGCCGCCTTGGCCTCTCAGGTCAATGCGCAGGTCTGGGTTCACGCCATTGCGCACTGGGTAATTCGGATCAACCTGGTAGTAGAAGTGTTTGCCTTTACTGGTCGTGACGCGCCGTGGCGTGTAGGTCAGGTTCTCTCGAACGAATTTGACGGCGTCTTCTGAGTCGGCATCGACCACGACGATCTGCTTGCCAGTAATGATGGCGTAGTTGTTGTTCGCGTAGTTGGCACTGTTTAGCCAGTATTCCTGCTGCCCTTCGGGCGGTTCTGCGGTCTGCCAGGGCTGCCACTTTACGATTGGCCGCTTCTCGATCGGATGCGCAGGCACGACCGTGAAGCCTTCTTCTGCGAGATCACGCGCCGCCTCTCTCACCCCTTCGCGTGTATACACAGGCTCAGCCATTCGCTGCGTTGCTAAAAAGGTCTGGCCTGAGCTCTTCGCGCTTGATGCCGGTGATGGCCTCTACTTGCACGACGCGCTCGGCAGGAATCTTGTCTGCCCATTTCCACTTGTAAACTGACCCGCGCGAAATGTTTAGTTGGCGCGCGAGCTCGGCGATTTGGATGTCTTCCCAGATGTTTGTATTACTCATCGCTGCGAATGTACACCTTTAAGGTGACAGTCACAACACACAAACACTATGTCACCGAAAGTGTTGCTCCTTGTCACCCTTTGCGATACATTCGGGTGACGACATTTCTAAGGAGAAAAACTCATGAAGGACATCGCCGACCGCATACGCGATCTCCGGAATGCACGCGAACTCAGCCTGCGTCAATTGGCTGAACTGTCCGGAATCAATCACAACGTCATCCATAAATGGGAGACCCGAAAGGCCACACCAAACCGATCGAACGTCGTAAGGCTCGCTGAGCTCTTCAACGTAAAGCCTGCGTGGCTGCTGTTTGGGCGTGACGACAACGCAACGGGACTGAACGTGCAAGACACCTTTGCCGCACTGTCTATCCCGTCTCAACAACAAGTAGACGCGCTAATCAATCATCTATTGGACATAGAAAGCGCTAGGGAATCAGCACATGGAAAAGACTCATAACGAGCTACAAAAAACGTGGGACACCTACGCTAATAAGGCTTTAGTCGAAGCAACCGATAATTTTTGCTCGGGGCACGGGCTCCACTTCTATATGGTGCCGGACGACATGCGTTTTTTTGCGCGGCACATTCAGCTGCTGGAAGCATTGATCAGCCCACGCAGGTATGGCAGCTGCAGCATACATCGGGCCTTCCGCGCCGCCGCAAAAGAAATGGCGCATTTCTATGAAGGCTACTCTGCAGAGACGCTCGTGCTCTACAAAGACAGCGCGTTTGTGTGTGTGCGCATTGCGGATGAGCTCATGTACGTCAGCGTTCACCCTTGGGATCTGCCTGACGTTAAGGCTTACGCAAGGGAAAACAATTTGTTTTACGACATGCGCAACGTCGAACTGCTCTCCCTTAAAGCCAAAAACTTTGAATCGATGAAAAACGTGGTCGTTGCGTCTTTCTGAATAAACTGTTCCATCTGTCTCCTTTTTGTTGACAGATTTGTAGGTCATCTATAATGTTCTCTTTGTCAACGAACAAGGAGACACTCGATGACCGACGAAACGACACGCAACGGAAACAACGAGCCAACAATCGAATCGCTAGTCGCCAGGCTGGCAGAGCTCAAAAAGATCGAAGACGACGCCAAGCTCGCGAGAGTGAAGCATGAAGCCGAAATCCTCCCTTTTCTCGACCAGGTTGAAGAAGGCAGCAAAACCACCACCCTCGCCAACGGCACGAAAGTCACAGTAAAAAATGGCTTCAACCGCCGGCTGGATCAAGAAGGCTGGAAGCGCATCAAGCACAAGATCCCAACGAACCTGCACCCTGTGCAGCTGAAGGAAGTGCTGAGCGACACGCAAATGCGTTACCTACAGAACAACGAGCCGGACTTTTACAAAGAAATGTCTGCCGCCGTGACGACCTCCCCTGCGAAACCATACATAACCATCAAGGAGGCGTAAGCATGGCCTTTGATCTCAAGTCGGTATCACCGACACAATCTGCGCGTGCGCTGTTCGGGCTCGTCTTCGGCACCTCTGGTGTTGGCAAGACGACCTTTGCCGCCGACGCGCCCGACGCTGTTTTCATCCCAACGGAAGACGGTGCCGGCAGTCTCACGCTGCAGGCATTCCCGATAGCTAAGTCATACGACGACGTCATGTCTGCGATCGAAGCGCTTTGCGGCAAGCACGATTACAAGACTGTCGTTATTGACTCGCTCGACCACCTGGAGCCTCTGATCTGGAAGAAGGTCTGCGAAGACAACAACGTCAAAAGCATCGAGCAGCTGACATACGGCAAAGGCTACGTCATGGCTCTCGACCTGTGGCGCGACCTGCTGTCCGCCCTGCGGTTTGTTCGCGACAACCAGGGCATGAACGTCCTGCTGATCGCGCACCACCAGATCCGCAAGCACTCAGACCCTGAGATGGAGCAGATCGATCGGTACGAGATCAAGCTCCACGCGAAAGCAAGCGCTCTGGTGCAGGAGTCGTGTGACCTGGTGCTGTTCGCGAAGCACAAAACCTTAATCAAAAAAGAAGACACGGGCTTCGGCAACACGCGAGCTCGCGGGATTAGCACCGGCAAGCGCGTGCTCTGCACGGTCGAAACGCCGGCGTATGTCGCCAAAAACCGATTCGGCTTGCCAGACGAGATTGATCTCAGCTGGGACGCCCTCACCACCGCAATGAACCAAAAACTAAAAGGAGCAGCCTGATGGCCCAGTTTCAATTTAGCACCGCCGGTATTGAGCCGGCATCCGCCCCACAAGAGCGCCAGCCACTGCCAGAGGGCACATACAAGGCCGTCATCACGGACAGCGAGATGCGGGCAACAAAAGCCGGCACTGGGCACTACCTTAATTTTACCTGGGAGATCACGTCTGGCGAGCATCGAGGCCGCAAGGTTTGGGCGAACTACAACGTAGACAATCCAAACGAAAAGGCCGTTGAGATTGCCAAGCGCGACCTGGCAAGCGTCTGCACGGCGATGGGTAAGGATGGCTTTGCAGACAGCCAGGATCTGCACTTCCACGAAATTGAGGTGCTGGTTAAGGTGCGAGAAGCATCCAACGGCTACCCCGCCAGCAACGAGATCCGTGGCTATTCAGCACCAGCTGGCTCCGCACCACCACCACCGGCTGCCCCAGCGGCACCTGCTGCTGAAGCGGCACCTGCGCCTTTGGAAGAGAAGACGACACCGCCTTGGAAGTGATAGCAGCTAGCCAAACGCTCGAGGCAATCGACACGAGCATCGAAGCTGACCAGGACTCAGCGCCTGGCCGGCTTCACTTTGGCGCGTCGATTGCTGGCGAGGAATGCAGCCGCAAGCTCTGGTACGGCCACCACTGGGTGCGAGGCCAGAAGCATTCAGCACGACTGCTGCGTCTGTTCGCGCGAGGCGAAACGGAAGAAGTGCGCTTCGTAAACTACCTGCGCCGCGCTGGCGTGACAGTCTGGGAAGTTGATCCTGACACGAATCAGCAATGGCGCATCGAAGATCACGCAGGGCACTTCGGCGGATCGCTCGACGGCATGGGTAAGGGCTTGCCCGACGCACCCGAAGAGCCGCACGTCTTGGAGTTTAAGACTCATAACGCCAAGAGTTTCGCCGACATGGTGAAGCGTGGCGTATATGAGTCAAAGCCGATGCACTACACGCAAATGCAGATTTACATGCACAAGATGGACGTGCAGTGGGCGCTTTACATGGCCGTCAATAAAAACGACGACGACCTATACCTGGAGCGCGTGCCGCTCGACCAGGCGCACGCAGAGCGCATGCTCGATAGAGCAAAGCGCATCATCACAAGCGACCGACCGCTGGAGCGCATGAGCGACGACCCGAGTTGGTTTAAGTGCAAATGGTGCGACTTCTATGACCTATGCCATGGCACTGCTACGCCGGCGATGAACTGCAGAACCTGCGCTCACGCCACGCCAACGATGGACGGCGACGGGCGCTGGCACTGCGAAAAGCACGACCGGCATCTCGACAAGGCCAGCCAGCGTAATGGCTGCGACGACCACAATTTCATACCGCCGCTGCTTGCTAACTGGGCTGAGCCCATTGACGCAGACGGCGACGGCGTGACCTACGAAAACAAAACGAACGGAAAACAATTCACTAACAGCCACGCGCACTACAGCTCAGCTGAGATTGCGTCAGTCAAGTCGCCGAAGATCATTGGCGACGCAACGACCGATCGTCTGAAGTTTGAGTTTGACGCGCGCCTGGCGGGAGAAGCGAAATGAACCTGACTGACATACCGATGGGCGAAGTTGTGAGCGGCATTGAAAAGCCTATGCCAAGGAGCAAAAAAGCGCGTTCTGCGACGAAATGGGCGCGTTTTAAAGCAGACATGAAGATCGGCGACTGCGTGCGCGTTGCGGACGTTAAAGAAAAAGACGCAATGAAATCGTACTTCCGCGCCAACAAAGCTGGCTGCCAAACCCTGGCAGTCGGCGACGGTAGCTTCGTTATATGGCGCACCCGTTGGTCGAGCAAGTGAGCGAAGAATGGGTGCAAGTGCTGACCGAGATGCGCGAAGCCGCAAAGGCCGCTCAGCGTGAGCGCGAGAAGAAGCCAGAAAACTGCTTTTTCTGCGAGCACATGGATCGTGAGCCAGGCTTTTGCGAAAAGTATATGGCGCGTCCGCCGGCTGACTTTATGCCAAAGGAAGGCGCTTGCCCCGATTTCATCGAAGAGATCCCATTTTGAACCGGCCCCTGCACCTGAGCCTCTCCTTTGGTGTGCAGACTTCCCCTGGGCACGTTCCCGTCCGTGTGGCCAAAGGCGGGCTCTTTTGGAGCATTGCATGAACGACTACGAGTTTGAGATTTTGATCACGACCAAAAAGTACATCAAGGCAGAAGCGACCTGCATCGAAGAGGCCAAAGACAAGGTATTGAAAGTTGCGCGAGATCGCATGGGCGACGACTTCCATAGCCTGCAAATCAACGAGCAACCAAAAAAACAATGAGCGATCTGTTTTTTAGAGCAATTAAGGCGCAGCGGCAGGCCAAACACCTGATGTCGCCAAAGACCAAGCGGTCTGGCAATCGCCAGTTTCATCGAGCGCTGACTGACGAGCAGATCAGCAATGTGCTGAAACTGTGGCACAGCGGAATGCGTAAGGTAGCCATTGCCAACGCTACAGCGCTAAACCAATCGACTGTTTACAACGTCATCAACCGATACGAGATCACGGAAGGCCAAGTTAAAAAAATAAAGCGAGACATCGAATGAGTATCGACAATGCAACGCCTAAAGAATGGAATGATCTGCGGAATCCGCCAGATCACTACACGCAAGGCAACATCGAGGTGATCGAGGTGATACGCGACACCCTCGATAGTGGCCAGTTTAAAGCGTACTGCCAGGGCAACATTTTGAAGTATGTCATGCGTGCCAATCACCACCGCCAACCTACCGTCGAGCACTTGCGCAAGGCGCGTGATTACTTGAACTGGTGGATAGATGAAGAGGTGAAGTCGTGATCGTGACTGAAGCAAAGTTGACTGAGATCACCGGCTACACAAAGAATCAGATTAAGCACCGCCGGTTGCAAGCGTGGGACAAAGGCACGCATTATTGGGCTGATCCTGCAAACACGACTGTCTACGATACGGAGGCAATAACGGCATGGCAGACAAAACAGCGACCGGAATCAGAAACAAGCGCGGAAAATGCGAAATCCGTTGGTGGGAAGGCAACGTCAGGCGGTCTGAGACGTTACCCATCGCCTATAACGCAACTGGTATAGCGTCAGCGCAGCGCATTCGCGCTCGCAAGATTCAAGCATTTATTGAAGGGCGTGAAGAGGCGACAGAATGGCAGCCCATGCCCACCTTCGGACAAATGGCTCAGGACAAACTGAACGAGATTAGGCACGGCAAGCCGTCGTCGCATCGCGCAATCAAAAGCCGACTGCAAATTTACTGGATGCCTAAACTGGGCCAGCACCTGTTAACGCAGATCAAACAAAAGCACGTCAAAGAAATCGTTAACGAAATGCGCGACCTGGGACGCTCGCCCAAGTACATTCGCGAAGTGATTAGCGCAGGAAGCAGTGTCCTGCAGATGGCGATCGAAAACGAATACATCGACCACAACCCTGCCTTAGCCGTCTCGCGCGCCTTTACGCGCAAAACAAAAACGAAGGTGCAGATAGATCCGTTCACGCAAGAAGAAATGGACGCCGTCATGCCGCTGTTAAATCACGACGACAAACTCTTCTTCGCTTTGCGTTGGTACTGCGGGCTACGGCCTGGCGAGGTGATTGCGTTGACTCGCCAAGATGTTCGAGATGGCTACATCCACGTCACGAAGTCGCGCGTCGAGGGTAACGACGGTACGACAAAAACAGGGACGGAGCGCAAGGTGCCGTTGCCGCCTCAAGTTGCGGCGCTTATATCAAGCCGAGTAACTGACTTGCGGAACGATCACTTGCTGCTCACTCAGTACGGCGAGCCATACCTAAAGCCTAGAGTCTTCAATGAGCGTTTTGTTCGCGCTTTGAAAGAAGCGGAGGTTAGGTATCGCAACCCTTACAACGTGCGACATGGTGCTGCGTGCCGCATGCTAGCGGCAGGTATGAAACCAGGTTACTGCGCAAAAATTCTTGGTCATTCGCTGCAAATGTTCTTCAACACATACGCGAATTGGATTGATGCGGAAGAGACGAAAGCGCAAGAAAACATCATGCGCTCACTTAAATAAATTGGTTATGGTGGGCCCAAACTGGGCCCAAATTGATCCGTAAAAAATAAATTCCTTACCAATCAACAAGTTAAGTGGTCGGGGTAGAGAGATTCGAACTCTCACCGCTACTGGCGCAGCTTGACGCAGCTGTAATTGACGCCAATAAAATCAATGACTTACAAATCCGGCTTGGCTCAGCTTGGCGTAAATTGGCGTATTTCGAGCTCCAACTGGGCCCAAACTGGGCCCGCTTTGCGTTTAGACCAACAAACTAAGCGTCGAAGACGACGCCAGCTGCTGCACTTCCACCCGCCCATCTTTCGCTGTGTAGAGCGTCGGCTGAATCGTCTCAACAGCCTCACGCACGAGCTCGCCCTCGCCGCCAGTTCGCAGCACTTCCTGGCGCTGGACGGCTACCGTCTTCCAGGTAACTGGCGCTGGTGCGCTTGTCATCGAGACGTCCATTACTGGGCGATCACTGCCTGCGTGGCGTTTAACCCGCGATCCATCGCGCCGCTGCTGTTGCCTTCCAGGTAGGCGGGTGCTGATCCTGTTAAATTGCCGATTGCCATAGGGCTCGTTGCTCTCGAGAAAACGGCTGCAACGACGTTCTGCGGCAAGAATAAAGACAAGGTTTCTTTCATCGATCTGCCGCCAGCTAACTCAGCGCCAATCTTGCGCACTGCATCTGGGTCAGTCTCAGTCAGCATTCGCGCGAGCTCGTCGGCTGTTGATTTTAACTGACGGTCTTGTAAATCCAGACCTTCTTGGCGCAGCGACGTCTGCAGTAGCTCTTGCAGGCTAGAAGGCAATCCGCCGACAGATGCCTGTTCACGCAAACCTCTAATCACTTCCGCACGCTGCGCGGTAGCTGAATTCATGCCGGCCTGCTCAACGCGCGCCATGTTGGCCTCGCGTGACAAGTTGCCCATAAACTCAGTAAACCTGTCATCTGCATCTGGCCCGTCGAACGTAAGCCTAAGCAACGACTTGCGCCGAGGGCTCTTAAGCATATTTTGCGCTACGTTCGCCGTTTCTGGCGATCGCTCCATTTGATCTTGCAGCGCGTGCATTGCGCCAAGTCTAAAGGCTTCGCGCTCTGACTTGCTGTACGCAGTGATCTCTGCTGCGAGCTCGTCAGGGTCAGCGTTCAACATTTCACGGCCACGCTTGAGGCTGTCCATCATGCGACTATCGCCTGCGTATAGATTACGAGCTCTCGCATACATTGGGTTTGCTGCGTCTATCTCATTTATGAATGCGTTGCGAACAGAGCGCACTGATGCGACTTCTGCAGCGCCAGCACCTGTTTGGTTCGTGATGTTTGGGAATGCCAAATCATCGATGCCCATTTTCATAAAGTGCAAAAAGCGCGTGTTGATTGCGTCAACTTTCTGGCCGTTAGGGCCGAGAATGTCGCCAGACTCAGCAATAACGAACCTGTCCATATTGCTCTTTGGGTCTTCGTTTCGCGCGATCCTAATCGCTCTTTGGTAGGCGTTTTGTGCTGCGTCCGTCTGAAAAAATTGGCGCAGCCCATCGTTCATTGGCACGTCTTTTTTGTACGCTTGGCCGTATAGCGTATTCGCTGACTTGCCGCGCGCTGATTTTAGAGCCATAAAGTCATCGTAAAAACGACTCTGTGCGCCAAAGGCGCTCTGCAGTATGCCGGTCAGTCTCGCAGGTCGTCCCGCCTGCCTTTCAGACAAGTAACGAGAAGCTCGCGACTTTGCTGGCCCAGGGAGCGTTGCAAGCGCGTCGATGAGCACGCGAGTGTTTTCGCCAATATCAGCTAAACTTACGTCTTGCCCCATACGGTTGGCAACGTATGTGATTGCCTCTTCAGGCGTTGTTAGATCGGCTTCGATTGCGTCACGCATCAAGCGCCTGGCTTGATCACGCCCCTCTCTCGCGGTTTTTGCGTTAGACCTTACTGCTGTAGCCAAACTGCGAACAGGCGTTGACAGCATGTCTGTGACTCGCTGTAGGCCATAACCCGTCGCCCCGCCAAAGCCTGCGTTTATCAAACGATCTTCAGTATTTTCGCCGCTACCAGAACCAGCCACAGTTCCCGCAACCAGCGCTTGTTGGCCTCGTGATAAAGAAGGCGCAGACCGCAGCACGTTACCGAGTCGCGTTGCGTTCACGAGGGTGCCTGCGCCGCCAGTTATTGCTGACGCGCCGATAGCGCCGGCTGTTTCGTAGCCCATCGCTTTCAATGGGTTGTCTTGGCGGTATTGGTTTATAGGTTCTCGAATCTGCGAAAGATTTATGTCGTAGCCACTGACGGGCTCTTCGCCTCTTTCCGCACGCTGCTTGCTTAGCATTTCTGCTGCGTAATCAAAGTCCCCTTGGCCAAACATTGCGCCAATTTCGTCGCTATAGTTCAGCGACCCGCCTTGCAGAACAAGCGCAACTTCTTCGGGCAACCGACCTTGCTCTAACGCCTCGAGGGTTTGTAGACCTTTTGCGTTACCTTGCTCGCGCATCTTTTTTTCATTAGCGCGCAAGATCGCCTTGAGCTCGGCTACTTCTTTTGCCAGATCACTCATTTTGGTTTGCCCCCGTGTCGCCTATTATTTCATTAGCAGCGGCTGCGCCGGAGCCTGTCTCAGCATAGTCGGCGCCCTTGACCGCGCGATTTACTTTCGCTCGCAACATCCTTCTGCGCTGCCTGAAATCATCACTATTAGCCGCCTGCATCATGTGCCTGTTGAACTCGATTTCAAAAAGCGTCGGATTATTGCGGTAGTTGTTAGAGCCTCGCGCATCTTGCTCTCTGAATGATTGAGCCGCTTCGTAAAGGGCAGTGTCGCGATCTCGCTTAAAGTCCAACACATCTAACATCAGCAAGTTACCTTCAGGTGACTTCGCTAAAGTTGGCGATGCAGTGACAACAAAGTCCAAATCTTTATCAGTAGGATTCACGCCTAATTGTTTAACCAATGGCAAAACCAGCTGATTGGATGCGCCTGCAAATAGCTCTTCGCCTGATGTACCAGCAACATCGAATCCAACCGCATCAAGGGCTCTGCGACCGTATGCAAAAAACTCAGCACCGAAACCTGTGCGTAGCCCGCTGGAAATTAAATCTCTCATGACCTCTGTGCTAACCAATGTTGATTGGCCAGTTGTATAGGCATCTCGCAACGTAGAAAAATTGTCACGCACGCCTTCTAAGGAAAGTTTGTCCGCTTGATTCCCAACAGTGCTGATATTTGTGCGCGCGCGCGTTGATTGTTGGTATTGATCGAAGTTAGGGCGTTCGTCTTCAGGAAGGGCTGCACGGAACGAATACTCCTGCGTTGCAGTTGTGTCAAAACGCTGGTCGTAATCACGCAAAACTTGAAAACCACTTCCAGGCTCTACTTGCTCTGCAACTATGAAAGCCCGTTGAATTTGCGGTGGATATTTTTGCAAATCAGTCATCCCAGCGACTCCTCTCGCAAGGGAGTCGCGCTGTCTTTGCTCTAACGTATTGACGTAGTCCAGGCGCGCCACGTTGCTTTGCAATCGCCTTAGCGTGTCGGCTGCGCTCTCTCTTATACCAAGCGACTCTTGCAGCGGTCTGACTAACACGTTTTGAAAAGCGTTAGTAACGCCCTCTCTAAAAGAGCTTGGCGCCTGGAACTCACGCGGCGCTGCATATTGCTGCAGTAGTTGCTGCGCAGTTGTCATTTGCGGCTGCTGTTGCGGAGCCGCCATCTGCCTAATTTCTGGCGAAATTTCAGGCACAGAGACAGGATTGTTTATTGGCAGTCCTTGCATCAATAGACGCTGCTGCTCTTCGCTTAATGATTCTGCCATTACATCAGCCCTCTTTGCGCTGTATTAAAATAGCCAGTTGGTAGTTGAACTGCTCGCTCTGCGGAGCCGTAGTCAGAAAGACTTTGATCCATAAACGCTTGCATT